CAGGCAGCAGCGGCTGGCAATGCTTTTTGCTACAGGCGTAGGCAAGAGGCTGGTTATTTTGACAGTTTGGTGACTTCACCTGGCGGCGATGCCACCTTGGGCACGTTGTATTATGCAGCTGCACTATGGCGTGGCCGTGGCTCTGTACAAGACACCTTTGCCACATTTGATGGCATGGGCACAGCCCCTGTCAGCGCCATGACCCCAGTCATTAAACAGCTCTTGGGCATAGACCGCCCACAGGTGGCCTAATGCCTGCCACAGGCCTGCTCAATGAGGCTATGCAAGACCTTAAAACCACACTCACAGCAGTATCTGGGTTGCGCGTAATAAGCGACCCTACAAAAATCGTTCCTAACTGTGTCTTTCTCGATGCCCCTAGCTTTGAGACCATTGCCGGGGGCGGCAACATTGTGCGCGTAACTATCCCAGTCAAGGTCATTGGCACAGGCACAGCCGCGCAAGGTGTGCTTGAGAACATACTTAGCATTGTGGCTACAGTCCTTGGCTCTAGCGTTGTCATTATGGCAGGCCAGCCGTCATCTTTAGAGATAGGTGGCGCTACCTATCCTGCTTATGATCTGCAGATGGCTATGCAGGCACAAACTGCATGAGATACCTAACTGCAGTAGTATTATCTGCTAGAACTATAAACAGATACGGCACCCGATGAGCCTAAACCCACAAACCTAGAGGAATTATGGCGACATCAACTTATCTCACAAACCCAACCGTAAACCTTGCCCCCACAACTGGTGGTACAGCTGTTGATTTGACTGACCAGTGCCGCAGCGCCACCATTACCCTTGGCGTTGACAGTCTTGAAAGCACAGCCTTTGGCGATACCGGCCACCGATTTGTGCCAGGCCTACAAACCGTATCTGTAGAACTAGAAATGTATCTCAGCTATGGCGCTAATGAAGTTGAAGCCACACTGTTTGCCAATTTGGGCACAGGCACTACACAACTAGTGATTTCACCATCAGGGCTTACAGAGTCAGCCTCTAACCCTGAGTACACCATCATCAACATGCAGCTGGTGGATTACACCCCTATCACTGGCGCTGTAGGCGAACTGTCAATGATCACCGCGTCATTCATTGGCGGCACCTACGCACGAGACATCACACCCTAATTAACCAAAGGAACCCGACATGAAACTAACCCTTAAGGTAGATGCTGGTGAAGGCGCGTATGAAGTCACCACCTCGCTGTACGTCATTGTGCAATGGGAACGCAAATACAAACGAAAGTCAAGCACGATAGGTGAGCAAGGCATAAGCATTGAGGACTTGGCTTTTATGGCGTATGAGTCATCCAAGCTTGCTGGCATCTCAGGTTTGCCAGTTGTCCTCGATGACTGGATTAAGCGCCTAGTCACTTTGGAAGTGGTGGATAATGATCCGGCAAACCCTACCCAAGCGGAACCTACCGCAATTCCCTAGCCAGTTTGTTAGTAGCCACAGGCTGGTGGCCACCTGGGATAGAGTTTGACATAGCTGATCTGAACACCACGATTAAGCTGTTAAACGAAAGCCGAAAGCCATGAGCCTTGCCACAAGTGTAGAAATTACAGGCCTAAAGCAAGCACTGTCAGAGCTAAGCAAGTTAGACAAGTCAGCGCGCTTTAAGGCTGCCGCCAAGATTAAAGCCAGTAGTCCAGCAATGCTTGAGGAAGGCCGTAAGCAATTTCCTGCCGACATTGGTGTAACGATGATTCACGGCTGGGCACCTAGCAAAAAAGGCAAAGGCCGTCTGGCGTACGACAAAACTGCTGTAGATAAAGGTGTGCAAATTATGGTGGGTGGTCGTGCACGTGGCCAAGGCATTACACCGCTAGTCACCCTTGTGCAGAAAAGCGCAGCTGGTGCACTGTTTAGCCAGGCAGGCTCAAAAAGCAACAGCGACTTTTCACGTTTGCTTACTAATGTTTTTGGCAAGCCACAGCGCGGTTTGTGGCGCTCACGTGCCTTTATCGCAGAGCAAGGCGCAGCTGACATTATGAAAGCCGTAGATGAAGTAATAGCAGACGCTAATCGAGCGTTGATGGCAAGACTGTCAGAAAACACACTACAAAAGAGGGCTGGCTAATGGCTATTTACCTACCTATCCTTACAAGCTTTAATGACAAAGGATTAAAGCAAGCCGAAAAGGGTTTTAAGGATTTGGAAGGCGCGCAGGCTAAGGCAAAATATGCGCTGGGCAAAGCCAACAAATATGCAGCTGTAGCAGTGGCAGGTTTGGCTACTGGTCTAGGCATGGCTGTAAAAAGCGCTATGGAAGATGAGCAGGCCCAAACCTTGCTTGCTCGACAACTGCAAAAAACTACCGGCGCTACTGACGCACAGATTAAAAGCGTTGAGGACTACATAACAAAGCAGGGCCAACTTAAGGGTTTTACCGATGACGAGTTGAGGCCGAGTTTGTCTGGTCTAGTCAGGGCTACCAAGGACATTGGCGAGGCACAGAAAGCAACAAACCTTGCTATGGATGTGGCAGCCGCTAAAGGCCTGAGCCTTGAGACAGTTACTAAGGCTATGGAAAAGGCGTATGGCGGCAATATGGGTGCCTTGGCAAAATTGTCGCCAGAGCTAAAGCAGATGATTAAAGACGGCGCATCTATGGATGAAGTCATGGCTGCAATGTCAGAAACTTTTGGTGGTGCCGCTACTGACTCTGCTAACACTGCTGCAGGCTCGATGAAGCGTTTAGGCATTGCACTGCAAGAAGCTAAAGAAGGCGTTGGCGCTGCACTGTTGCCAGTTGTAGAAAAGGCTCTGCCGGTACTGCAAAAGTTAGGTCAGTTTGCACAAGATCACACCACCACGTTTGCTGTGCTGGCTGTAGGTATTGGTGGCCTGGCGCTAGCCATTGTTGGTGTAAACGCGGCCATGACTGCTTACACAGCAATCACAAAAGCCGCTGCAGCCATACAACTTGTGTTTAACGCTGTACTTACTGCAAACCCTATTGGCCTGACTGTTGTTGCTATCGGTTTGCTAATTGCTGGCCTGGCTGTTGCCTACGCAAAGTTTGAGGGCTTTCGCAAAGTAGTGCACAGTGTCGCCAACGGCATTGCTAGCTACTTCGAGTTCATTGTCAATGCCTACATAAAAATGATTAACGTAGTCATCCGTGGCATCAACTTAATCAAGCCAGGCAAAGACATTGGGCAAATTGGTGCTATCAGCATTGGCCGTATTGGCGATGATGGCGGCGGCAACACAGGCAGTGCACGTGGCTTTGAGGCTATGGCTACCGGTGGAATTGTTACTAGCCCTACTATGGCGCTGATTGGTGAGGCAGGCCCAGAGGCTGTTATCCCGTTAGACAAAATGGCTGGCATGGGCGGCAACAACGTGACTATTCATGTCAATGGCGGCGACCCTAACGCTGTAGTGGCTGCCTTGCGTACCTACATGCGTCAAAACGGCTCAGTGCCAATCAAGACTAGTAACGCGTTCTAATGCCTGGCACTTACACAGTTGAATACTCAACAGACAATGTGACATGGACTGCACTGTCAAATGTGCAGGCTATAAACATAAACATAGGCCGCCAAGAAATGTTGCAGCAGTACAGCGCATCAACAGCACAAGTAGTGGTTAGATACCCGAACGGCTATAACAGCCCTATTGCAGAAATGGTGTCAGGCACTTACATCCGCATTGGCTCACCAAATACTACTGATCCGTCTTACTCAACGTATTTTGGAGTAATTAAAGATGTCAGCGTCACCTACGGCATCCCCTATGTATCAAATGTAGGCAACGCCGACTTTCTAAACATCAGCATTGAAGGCTCATTTGCTGCCGCTGCACGTATGCAGGGCAACTCATATGTGATGGCCGCTGGTTTATTGTCAGCACAAATACTTGACATGCTGTCAGAAACTTTAATAGATGTTTCTACAGATTTTAATCCACAAATGGCTGGCACCACTATCAGCTCAACTTGGGGAGACTGGCTCAACTCTGTGCTAGTCACGCTTAACGGGCGCTTAAGTGACAGCCAAGGCGTTGAAGCCATTTTCTTAAAAGGGCCATTTAACCAAACAACCTGCACAGTAAACTTTTCTGACGTTGCCAATAACGCCACAAA